ATGAGTAATTTAAAAAAAGCGAGAGAAGAGAAAAAAATAACCCAAAGGGAGATATCTTCTAAAATAGGGATATCACAGCAAGCATATAGTTTGATAGAAAATGGGAACAATCAACCATCTTTAGGCGTTGCATTCAAGATTGCAGATATTTTAGAGAAAGATATTAGGCAACTTTTTTATACTCAATAAGACAATTTTAAATTGTTTACAACAATTATATATTGTTTAAAGATAAAAATGAAGTGCAGAAAATGCACTAATAGAAAAATAGGAGGTATTCTTTTGAGAACTTTACATTGTGGAGATTGGGCGAATAAAAGAATGACAGAGAGACATAAACAAATTACAACTCTGTTGCCCTTAAATTCAGTGGACTTGGTAGGGATGTACAGAGATTACAACACATTTTATGCACACTTACTATCTACTGAAAGATTATGCGATTTAGAAGATCTACTTACTTTAAAGAAGGCTGAAGACTGGAACGAAGATGATGGACCTTGCATCTGGTGGAGTAAGGATCAGGTAGAAAATGGACTGCCGTTTGAAGAACCATTTTACATTGGGTCACCACTATCTACAGATTTCCCAACAGATGCGTACTACTTTATTGGGATAATGGTATTCCCTAACAAGAGTAAGTAAAGCATTATAAGTCTTAACTATATATTGTTATGTCAGTAAAAATAAGGAGTAAAAAATGGAAAATATTTATAAAAAATACAGGAAGCTAGCAGGCCTAACTCAAGAAAAGGCTGCGGAACACCTAAACATTAGTATCGATACCATCAAGAGATATGAAAATAGTACATATATACCACCAAATGATATAGCAAGAAGGATGTGCTTATTATATGGGGATATGAAGCTTGCATATGAGCATTTGGAAAATAGCCAGGTAGGTGCAATGGTCCTTCCATCATTAAAAGATAAGGACTTGTGCTGCTCAACGCTAGGGTTCTTAAGTAGTTTACAAAACATAGATAAGAAGAAGGATGAACTTATTAGCATAGCATCAGATGGCATAATTTCAGACCATGAATTAAAATCGTGGGAAGATGCAGAAAAGCTAATCAGCAATTTAATAAAAAATTCATTTGAATTATTGTATCGGAGGGGAAAATAATGACAAAGATTAAAGTATCAGAAGCTGCTAAAATGCTTGGAGTTACAGACCAATTTGTTAGGGTTGGACTTCAACGAGGGGCATTTGAATTTGGGACAGCCTTCAAGAAAAATGACAGGAGTAGGACATATAGCTATGTTATTTATCCTGAAAAGCTTAAAAAGGCTGTTGGTGAAGATAGATATAAGGAGGTTATGGGGGAATGCTAATAAAAGAAATTGATGATTTTATAATGGCTGTAGGATATGCCATTTTGATAGGTGTTGAATATGTAAAAATAGCTTGGATTAAATGGCAGAATATATAAAACAAGGAGGTAGTTGTGAGAGTTTACAGTAGAAAGGTAAGGGATTATGTCCCTACTGCAAAAAAGATAAAAGTTCATAAGGGGTCTTTCAGAGGTCAATTGTCATACGACTTACTGAGTGTTATGGATCTAGTACATTATATTAACTGGATGAGCAATCCGGTTAATGAATTTAACTGCGAATCCTGTAGGGAAAATATAGGGTCAAAAAGAAGATTCCCTTGCGGTCATCAAAATTGCTGGGTTTCATGTTCTATAGGAAAGATTTAAAAGGAAGGTGATCATATGTTAATTAAGCAAGAGATTCAGGCTATTCAGGATCCTGACTATAAGTTTACTGTCGAACATACATCTGCAGGATGGTTGATTATTTGTTATAAAAAAGATGAAACGACAGGCTTTTTCAAATGCATAGGAAAGGTAATGAATATATCAAGAAATTCAACAGGCTTTAAATCTTTAAAAAAATTTAAAAGTATTAGAAAAGAAGTGAAAATTAAATTACTGCAAATAGCATGTAATTATATGGATGAAGGGGTATCAGTATGATTTTAACATATAAAATCAAAAAAATAGGACCCGCAAAAAAGTCAAGCGAATCCAAAAAAAAAATAATTGTTGTAAATATTGTAATACAAAAGTTGAAGATAGTCAAGGGGAGGTGATTTCATGGCTGGATGGATAAAGGTTCATAGAAAAATTTTAAATTCTGAATTTTATAGAGGACTTACAGGCAGGCAAAGAGATGTAATAATCACCTTACTACTCATGGTGAATCATGAGCCTAGGGAATGGATTTATAAAGGAGTGAAATATAAAACCGAGCCAGGGCAATGTGTTACATCACTTCAAAAAATTGCAGATCTTTGTGGAAAAGACTGTACTCGTGAAGTTGTGCGCGCAACCATAAAACACGCAGAAAACGCACATTTCCTAACACACACAACACACACAACACACACAGTTATAAGTATTGAAAATTGGGAGAAGTATCAAGATATTAACACAAAAAACACACAAAGTACACGCAACACAGACACAAAAAACACCTGTGTTTCAACCACTAACAAGAATATAAGAAATAAAGAATATAAGAAGTATAGTCCTGACTCTGAAGAGTTCAGGCTCTCAAATCTTCTTTATGAGCTCATAAAAAAGAACAATCCTAAATTTAAAGAACCTAACCTGGATAACTGGTGTGGACATGTGGATAAAATGCTTAGAATTGATAAAAGGTCCGTTGATGATATTGAAGCAGTAATAAGATGGTGTCAGCAGGATGATTTTTGGCATAAAAATATACTATCAACAGATAAGTTGAGGAAGCAGTTTGATAAGCTTTACATGAACATGCCGAAAGATAAGAAGGTTATTCCATTTAAGAAAGATGGTGACAAAGATGACTGGGGATATATGTAATATTAATGCAGAAATGGCATTTTTAGGGTCGATAATCACTGATGGAAAATTAATAGTAAGGGCTATAGAAGATGGCATAAAGCCTGGAGACTTAACTGGCAAGGGTTTTGACATAATATATCAGTGTATGTTATCAATCCATAACTCTAAGAAGCCAATAGAAATGGTTAGTCTGGTTGCTGAATTAAAAGCTATGGGAATACAGGCCCCAGTAAGTCTTTTAACAGATATGGCATCCATGGGAATAACGCCCAACTTTAAGTATTACATGGATGAAATAAAAGACAACTCATTCAAAAGAAAAGTTAAGGACCATGTATTTGATTTAGTTAACAGCCTTGAAAGTAAGCCACCTTCAGAGATTAAAAGTTATATAGAAGATTTGGCTAACAAGCTTGATTATGGGAGAAGTGCCGAGCAATTATTTGTTGATGCAAGTGAAATCAAAAGGACAGACTTAAATTCAGGGCTTGAAACTGGGTTTAAAGACCTAGATGCACTTTTAGGAGGGCTTGTCTATGGAAGCCTAACTATCTTAACCGGGGAACCAAGCTCCGGAAAGTCAACATTGCTTAATCAGATTGTAGCCCAAAATATAATGAATGGACATAGATGTATGTTGTATTCAGGAGAATTAACAGACTTCAATGTATTACAGTGGTTTATGAGAGCGGTGGCTAATCCAAGTGATCTTCAAGAATTTAAGGGAAAGGTTGGCTCTTACTATGATGTGACATCTCATGGAGAGTATTCTATAAGGCAGTGGATTAAGAATAAACTGTTTATTTATTCAGAAGATTCCAGATCAAGCGTTGATAACATATCGGCTAGCATTGAATATTTAGCCAGAACGAAGGATGTTAAGTTATTTGTCCTAGATAATATGATGACGGTTGACAATTCAGGCCTTGAAGAACTAGATAAGCAGAAAAGACTAGTTAAGAAACTTAAGTCTCTGGCTAGAAAATATAGGATATGCATTATCTTGGTTGCACATCCTAAGAAAAAGGGTGACAAAGATAAATATCACATGCATGACGTGTCCGGGGCAAGTGAAGTTGTTAACCTGGCAGACTATGAGTTGATATTAACTAGGAATATTAAGGTTGATAGCAAGACTAATGATGTGTCTGATATTACCAAGATTGGGATTCTTAAGAATAGAACAACAGGTAAACAGGGCATTAGTCGAAGATTAAACTTTGATGATATGCGAAAAAGATTCTGGATAGATGATAGGGATAAAATAAAAGATTATGGCTATGACAAAGTTGACCAGGTCAGTTTTGTAGAACTGGATGATGTGGCTAATGATGTGCCATTTTAGGGGAGATGAGATATATGGATGTTGTTGAAGAATATTTGAAGAACTTGAAAAGATTTGATGATGCAGAAAAGTATTTTGAGTCACTGAGTGAGGAGCAGCTTAAGGATATAGAATCAACAAAAGAATATGCTGCATTTCTAAGAATATGGGAAAACCTTGAAAAGTTATATCCACTCGCAAAGGCAGCAGGATGCACTAGAGTGAAGTACTACGAAAGTTAGGTGATCATATGTGAAGGCTCCATGCTATAGGTGTGAACAGCGTCATGTAAATTGTCATGACAATTGCTTGAAATATAAAGAGTATAGAAAAGAAAGGGAAGATGTTTATAAAAAGGCTAAGGAAAGTGTTGATTTAAGAGGATATTTTCAAGATGAACTTAATAAGAATATTTTTGGAAGGGGAAAGAAAAAATGATGGAATGGTTCTATAAGCACAGGCATAAAATTCATGCCTTAGCCCTAATTTGTAATTTTGGGTTAGGTATGTTTGTAGGATATAGGATTGTTGAACACGAAGCTAGGACCTATATTGGGACAGTCATTAAGAAAGACTACCAGCCATGTGAGATAAAGTACGAAAAAAGAGAAGATTGGATTGATGGCAAGTTGAAAGTAGTCAAGGTGCCTGAAAGGGCAGAAGAACAGTACTCTTTTTTGCTAAAAGATGTTTTTGGAAGCCAAACAACAGTTTTTGTTACAAAAGAGGAATACAAGCAATTTGAAATCGGGGATAAATACAGGAGGTAGGATATATGAATGTGGTTATTAGATATAGAGATGGGGTTATATTTAATCCTGACTGCATATATGCAGATGAACGACCAGAAAATTATAGAGAAAAGGGAAGATTAGTTGTTAAAAAGGGGCTAGATTACTATACGCTTCAAGAATACAAAACTCATCTTGAAGCAGTAAATCACTTAAATCAAATTATTGAAGAATACTTACAACTCAAATACTTCGTAATTGACTTGCAAGACAATTAAAAAGAAAGGGAGGATAATATGACAAATAATATAACCGAGGCTGTTGAGAATATGCTTGATACGTTAGAAAATTTAACGCGTAAACAAAAAGCGGATGAAAACGAAGAACTGGACATGATAAATAGTCCAGCACATTATAAGCTAGATGGATTAGATATAGAGTCTAAGGATGTCCTTAAATCAGTGTTAGGCAATAAGGGCTATGTACACTGGGCTTGCGGGAATGCCATGAAATATATATTTAGGTGGGAAAAGAAAAACGGCCTTGAGGATCTGAAAAAAGCCAGGAAGAACTTAGACTTTGCCATTGAGACTTTGGAAGGTGAGGGTGAGTGATATGGATCTAGATTATAATTCACAAATTGTTGCGGCGACTTACACTGTGCTTTATTTGGAAGAAGCAATATGTGGCATAGACAAATACATAGATATCTCACCGACTGATGATTATAAAGCACAATTAATCGCAACAAAAAGATTGTACGGTAGACATTTAAAGAAATTAAAAGAGTGGCTTGAAAGTCAGGGAAAATAGAGAGGTTAAAAAATGAACAATGATATAAGAAAACTAGTAGATGACAACTGGGAAGATATAAAAGAGCTTATTGTCAAAAAGACAGAGGCAGAGCAGAAGCCTAAGACTATATGGGATTTTAATACAAACGACCGCGATAGCTACTATTACATTGATGAATATGGATATTTGAGACCAGATTGGTTTGATGAGGGTTACTTTGAAATTAGAAGAGACTTAGGTAACGCATTTCTAACCGAGGAAGAAGCTGAATTTGAACTTGAAAGACGTAAGATAGAGGCTATTATGAGGAAGTATAGCAGGCCTTTTAAAAGTGGTGAATACAATTATGTAGTTGTGTGTGACACCGAAAATAACATGATGCTTGTACGTGTAGCACAATTTCACAATGCAGGTGGTCCAGTCTTTGCAAACAAAGAAGTGGCAGAGAAAGTAATTAATGAAATTGGTAAGAATAGACTAAAAAAATATTGGTTTAGGGTTACTGAATAGTGTAATAGTGGGATATGCAAAAATTGCACAAGCCATCATAAAGGGAGTATAAAACATGGATGAATATAAAAAAGTAAAGTTTAAATTAAAATTAATTGCTCTAAATGAAAAGCTAAGAAAAAAACAACATTTAGAAAAGGAAATAGCTAGTCTAAAAAGAGGGCTATTAAGTGAAGCCTCTTTAACTAATCAAGATAGAAATTTAATATCTATCCCAATAGATTGTTATAGCGGGGGCATCTGTTCCGAAATTAAACAAGTATATAAAAATTGCAATAGGGAATTGCCAGAGATTTTAAGAGATTGGATATAAGGAGAATAATATGAGGAATAACGATTACATTTATATAGGATGGGGATTAACTTGGATGTTATTATTCTTGGCAGCTTTGCTTAAATAAAGAGATGGAGGTAAATAATGAGCAATATAATTTTATTTATAATCATAATAAATCGAATAAACTATTTAACTAGTATGATGTTTTTAGGACTATCAATTTACACAATAGTAGCTTTCCTTGCAATAAAAATCGCTTCACAAGACAGTTATGAGGAAGAATTATTTGCGGATAAGGCGATAAAGAAATATAAAGTGAAAGTAACTTTAATAATCTTATTAATTAGTGGGTGCATACACTCATTAACACCGACACAAAATGAGTTAACTTTTTATTTTGGGAGTAAACTCATCACTACTCAGAACTATCATATGGCAAAAGATGAGTTATTAAGCTTTGTAAGAGATTTAAGAAAAGAAATCAAGGAGGAAAGTCATGAATAATGTTGTTTTAGTTGGAAGATTAACCAAGGACCCTGAGCTTAGATATTTAACATCAGGAACAGCAGTAGCCACATTTACACTGGCTATTGATAGAGATTATAAGAATAAGGATGGGTCTATTACTACAGACTTCATACCAGTAGAGATTATGGGTAAGCCTGCAGAGTTTGTAGCTAACTACATCACTAAGGGAAGATTGGTAGCCATTCAAGGATCTGTTCGAGTTGATAGGTACGAAACACCGGATGGAGAAAAAAGGACATTCACAAAGGTTGCTGGCCGTAACATTCAAGCATTGGAAAGTAAAAATAAGGCAACAAAGAGTGAGGAACCACCAGAATCACCGACAGAGTTTGCTGCAGTTGATGATGATGACGTTCCATTTTAGTGATAGAGAGGTGGTAATGAGTGGAGTTAAAAGAATTAACAGAAAAAATACTAGAATTATTTAATACACAGGCAAATGGATTGCCTGAATCAATTTTTGATGTGGTTATAAATAATAAAACCGACTATATGGATAAATACCTAGACATAGTATCAGGAAACGTCGAAGAAGATTTACTTCAAAAAATTTGGCAATACTACCTAGCCGATAGAGAGGGGAAGAAACAAGATTATACACCTAAGTGTTTAGCAGAACTGGTTGGCAAATTGAGTGAAACAGATAATGAAGAAGTGGTACTCGATTTATGTGCAGGGAGTGGGGCTTTAACCATCCAAAAATGGAATAGTAACAAAAAGCTTAAATTTATTTGCATAGAAATTGATAACAATGTAATACCGTTACTGTTATTCAATTTAATGGTAAGAAATATTGATGCATATGTTATTCGAAAAGATAGCCTGAATAATAGTTTTAACGAAGAAATATATCACGTGAGCAAAGGGGATAAATACGGGAAGTTAAATAAGGTAAACGCATGCCAATATAAAGCGGATACATGCATATGCAACCCACCATATAATTTAAAATGGGACGGATCATTATTTGGAGCAATGGACCCTAGATTTATACTTTATGGAGTGCCACCTAAAAGTAACGCAAATTTTGCATTCATATTAACAGCTCTTGATATGGTAAGTGAAAAAGCAAGCTTTATATTGCCTAACAACGTATTAAGGCCAACCAATATGGATGAAGTTAATATTATAAAGAATTTAATAGATACGAATATAGTTGAATCGGTGATACTTAATCCAGACCATATGTTTGAATCAACAAGTATACCCACATGTATGTTAACTCTCAATAAGAAAAAACAAACCACAAAAGTTGAGATGATAGATATGAGCGATACATATGTGGAGGAAATAAGAGAACAGAGAGGACAATTTGGGGGGAACTCGCACACAAATAGGGTGTATAAGAAAACAGTTAAATCATATAGCACAGAACAAATACAAAATATTCTTTCGTGGATAAAAGACTTAATAATAAATGAAAATGCCACACAGGTTGAAATTAACAATATTAAGTCTAGTGGATATGAATTAAGACCTAGGGTTTATATTCAATCTGAAGCAGAAGTAAGGCACAGAGAGTATGAAGATATAGTCAATGATTTAAACCGTATTAGAGATGATAAAAACTCACTAAAGCTAAGTATAAATGAAAATTTAGCCAGAAGCCTAGGTTTTGATGTGGAACTTTTTAAGCAAAAAAATAACATAGTACTTCCTGAGCAAATAGGTCATAAAATTAAAAAAGAAAGTTATATAACTTTTACGAAGAATAAAAACCAACTTATGTTTGAAAACAAAAGTAGTGAAAGCGTTAATCCTATTTTGATGATGATCTTAAAAAGCTGGAAAGAGTTTATATATTATCTAAATATCCAAGAAAATAGATATTTAGCAGAACTAAGGGATAAGCTTTTAAACGATTTAATGACAGGGAAAATAGAAGTGTAAATAGATAGGGGGGTATTATGTGGGTTAAGATATTTCCGAACGAGTGTGAATTTTGTGGGAGTAAGAAAATAAAAAGCAAGAGTCCCATAGGAACTTTATATGTATGCCCAAGGTGCGGTATGGTTCATGGACAATTAAATAATAAGGGAGTACAGAAGCAAGCATGTAAGAGCAAGGGGAGGTGATTTAATGAAAAAGGTAAGAGTCAAAAAGGAGTTTTTTGAAAGTACCGAGGTTATATTAAGAAATCATAGGGGTATAATCAGGCATATTGGGATTTTAGAAGATACTATGAATGAAATAAAAGAGTATAAATCAAGAGGGATTAAATCAATATCTACAGACGGAGTAAGGGTGTCCTTATTCCCAGGGGATTCTATTGGCAAACAGGTAGTCAAGGTGTCAGAAATGTTGGAGAGAGTACAGAGGGAAATTGATGATGAAAAAAAATATATAAGTCTTATTGAAAAGGGGATGTCTAACTTAACTGATCAAGAGAAAGAGATTGTTGAAATGAGGTATTTTGACAATATCCCAGATTCTAAAATAGCTTTATATACCAATTACGAGAGGTCTAATATATTTAGAAAGAGAGTGGCGGCAGTTAGAAAATTAGCTGTAGTAATATATGGCATAAAGTGTCTAGAATCATAAAATATAGTGCAAAAAATGACCTGAAATAATACAAAAGGTTGCAACAAATGCGCAACAAAAAGCCACTAAATCTGTGTTATTATGTAATTAAGTAAAAGAGTCAGTATTTGTATTATTATCATAAAACCAAGAGAAGAGAGAGGAAATACCCTCTTTCTTTTTTGTTGTCAAAAAATATAAGAAAAGGGGGGATGATATGTGAATTATGTCGAGCCTATAAGAGATAATAATAAACTAGAAGATATATTGAAGTATCTGAAGAAAACAAACAAAAGAAACTATATGCTATTTTGTCTGGGCCTATATACTGGACTAAGAATATCTGATATCTTGAAACTCCAAGTAAAGCATGTAAAAGAAAAAGATAGTATAAGGATTAAGGAGAAGAAGACCAACAAAAGTAAGGTTATCAAGATTAACAAATTCTTAAAAAAGGAGCTTGATATATATATTGATGGTAAGGAAGAGTACGAATATTTAATTGCAAACTCTAAGACAGGAATTGATCCAATATCAAGACAACATGCTTATAAGATTATCAGAGATACATGCAATGGCTTTGGTATAGAAAATGTTGGTACACATTCTCTTAGAAAAACATTCGGTTACAATTACTATAACAAGACAAAGAATATTGCAGTACTTCAGAATATATTTAATCATAGTGAGCCATCAATTACTCTTAGATATATAGGGATTAACCAAGATACAATATCTGATGCTTATGAGTCTATGAGTTATTTTTAATTTGATTAAATTATTACATATTGAGGGGGTGTAATATCTGATGATTAATTTAACATTTATGATGTATGTCAAATATCTATGATATCAATATATTTCCCCATTTATAAATGTAGCATATGAAATATTACAGAATATTAGATATGTCATATTTCAATGGGCGATTTGAGGACAAACAATTAATTAAAAACTGAATGGGTGAAAGGGGGATTCATTGTGACACCTAAGAGGTATTTAGAGCAAATTCAGGTACTGGAAGCAAAGATAGATTTAAAGCGAGATCAGATAATTGAGGAGCGAACAAGAGCACAGTCTTGCACGACTGCAATGTCAGAAAGAGTTCAGACTTCACCATGCAGCGATAGCCTTGCCAATATAATTACTAGGATATATGATTTTGAAAAGGACATGGCTAATATGATAAACGAATTAATTGACTTAAAACAAGATTCCATATCCAAGATAGATAAGATGAATAATCCGGACTATGTCAGGATATTAATGTTAAGATATTTCAAAGGGTATTCGCTTATGCAGATAGCCAATGAAATGAATTATAGCTACAGTCACATTAAACGTAAACATGGGTGGGCCTTGGAAGAATTTAAACGATATATGAATGATGGGCCACAATGAGCCATTGATATATGTTAATATGTTAGTGTGGAAATAGAAAAGGCTAATAAAAATCTCTAACACATTACACAATATCCAATCAATCTATTTCCCACAATTAGTTTATGGAAGTTTCATATACCTTCTTTTAACATATAAACTTTTAATAATTCCAAGAAAGATAGCCAACTACCTAGGCTATCTTTTTTGGTGTGTTGATTTATTAGTATCTTGATTTTAGAAAGGGGGAACCTTATGAGCAATGAATTAAAGGCTAAGCACCAAGTAACAAACGATATTATAGACATGGTAGTAAGCCATAGGTTGACAACCAGGGAAGCGAATGAGGTGTGCTTTGCGGTGATGTATCACCTGCTTTTGAATAAGGATAACGTTAGAATTATGAAGGAACAGATGGGGATTGATATATTTAAACTAAAGGGAACAGAGTTAATTGACTTTGTTCACGCTATGAATAAATCATTTATGGTGATGAGTGAGGACGAATAGCAATGGATCTAATGACACCACAGTTACTATCCAAGATTAATAAATGGTTAGCAGAAGGAAATGTATATAGGTGCTACCAGTTGAAGGAATGGCGAGGAGTCAATGGCATAAGGGCAAGGGCCAAGGCTAGGGATAAGTATTGTGTAGACTGTGCTAAGATAGGTAAGCTGTCACCGATAGAAGAAGTACATCACGAGATAGAATTAAAGACTGACCCTAGTAAGTTCTTATGTTTAAATAATGTGGATTGCCTATGCCAGGCTTGTCACAATAAAAGACACGACAGATTTGAGGGTAACAAGAAGAAAAGTTTCACAACGGAAGAACGTTGGTAATCAAATGCTAAAGCTTGATGGGTCCCCCGGGTCGAATCATTTCATTTCTTTGGGAGAGGGTTAGCAACGCGGAGTGGGGCTCGGAGAATATACTTACTAAAATTTATCATGCACGCACGCACGAGGAAAGGGGGTTATAGCATGGAAGAAGTTTTCAAACTAAACAAGAGTCAGAAAATCAAGTCTAATAAAATTCATAAGGCAATAATTGACCAAATGAAGGAAAATGGGACTCACAAAGAGCCATACATTGATATTGCCGAACGATATATGGCAATGTGGGAAGTTACCATGATGCTTGAAGAAGATATTCGAGATCGTGGAGTTCAGATTATGACAGAAAAAGGACTAAAGAAAAATGATTCAGTAGCTATGTTAACTAATCTTAATAAGCAGATGTTAATATGCCTTGAAAAGCTAGGCCTGTCTACCTCAACGGTTAAGCATGAGCTTGGCGGTGATATCTAGTGAAATATAACACTGGATGTAAGTATTTTGATAAGTGGTTTGAACTGTGCGACAAACAACCAACTAGCATATGGAATTTGCATTTAAGGGCCTTAATTCTCAAGAAAATAGAGAAGCAGCATATATATGTTGATGTCAAGAAGGTCGACAAATTAATAAAAACTATTGAAAAATATAGACCTTATAAGTTGGCGCCAGTGCAGAAGTTCTTACACTGTATTCCCTACACTTACCTGGCACCAGGCATAAAAGCATGGAACGAAATCCTTATTGAAAGTGGTAGAGGATTTGGTAAAAATGCCTATGTAAGTGATTACATCTTAGGGGCAACTAGCAATGTAAATGGGATAAAAGGCTACAATGTTGATATAGTTGCCACGTCAGAAGACCAGGCTAAAACATCATTTACAGATGTGTATAATGCCATAGGAGATAACACAGATTTACAAAGAGCATATAAAAGGACCCTGGTAGAAATTGAATTCGTTAGAACCAATTCAAAGGTAAAATATTATACCTCTAATGCCAAGACTAAAGACGGGCTTAGACCTGGAGCAGTAGTATTTGATGAAATACATGCATATGAGGACTATGACAACATCAAGGTGTTTAGATCTGCACTGGGTAAAGTTCCTGAACCACTAACTATATATATAACTACTAATGGATATGTTAGAGGTGGGGTATTAGATGACTTGGTAACAGAAGGTAAGGAATGCCTACTTGAACAAGATTTAGAATCCAAACTATTCCCTTTTATTGCAGTCATTGACAGATACGAAGAATGGGACGACCCTAGCTTGTGGGTCAAGGCAAATCCAATGATTCCCTACTTGCCTATTCTAGAGCAAGAATATAAGGATGCATTCAGGAATGCTAAGAAAAGACCACATATGAAGGTTGAGTTTATAACCAAGCGTTTAAATTTCACCATGGAAGATACAGATACTGCAGTTGCTTCTTGGGAAGACATCCTAGCAACCAATCAAGAGGTAAACTGGAAGGACTTCATGGGGTGTTCATGTGTTGGTGGTGTCGACTATGCGAGTTCGAGGGACTTCATAGGTGTTGGGCTATTATTCAAGAAGATAGTCAATGACAATACTAAGTACTATTTTAAGCACCATACATTCATTGTCGAAGAGAGTCTAAAGCTAGTAAAATTCAAGGTGGATTTAGATAGGGCCATTAGTGAGGGACTGGTTACTATTGTTCCAGGAAAAACAATGGACCCTAGATATTTGACAAGTTGGTTCTTGAATGAAGTAAAAGAGAATAGGTATATCATTGAAGCGATAGCAACAGATGATTATAGATATGAACTAATTAAGGACGATTTCAATGAGGTAGGTCTGCCACTTACCACAGTTAGAAGTGGTCCTATTTCTCATGGGAAAATTGCACCAATAATTGAAAAGCTATTTGCTGATAACAACCTTGTATTTGGTGATGATATGATGATGAGATGGTATACGAACAACGTTAAGGTAGTCACTGATGGTAAGGGAAATAAGACTTATCAAAAGCAGGATCCTGAAAGACGAAAGACAGATGGATTTATGGCATTTATTCACGCTATGCTAAAACGTGACTCTATAAGGATAGCCACGATGTCTAATATAAACAAGGGATTTAAAACATACACATATTAACAAGAAAGGGGGTGGAGAGATGGGAGTATTTAACAAAATGATGGAAGTACTAACTGGGAGTAACAAGCAGAGACTTGACATGCTACCAGTGGGGGATTTTATGCTTGATGGGATAACCATTCCATTGGCATCAGAACAAGTGTATCTTGAATATGCAATAAGTATGTGCATTAACAAGATAGCCAATGCACTAAGCCAATGCACAATCGAAACATACGAAAAGGGAAAAATCAAAAAAGGCGAAGTATGGTATCAATTCAACGTTGAGCCTAACATAAATCAAAATATAACTGATTTTTGGAATAAGCTAGTGCTTGAAATGGTGGTTAATCCTAATGGGGCATTAATAGTTCAGTCCTATGAAGGCTACTGGCTAATAGCAGATAGTTACACCATTATGGAAAGAGCAGTCAAGGACAACGTCTATAAGGATGTAAGAATTGGGGACTTTATATTCAATAGGGAATTCAAGGAAAGTGATGTTTTACACTTAAAGTTATCAAACAAAAATGTAAAGCAACTTGTCACAAGTGTTTATACAATGTTTGGAAAAGTCCTAACAAGTGCAGTTAAGAATTACAATAGGAAGAACTCAAGGAAGGTATTAGTTAAGATTGATACCATGTTTGAAACATTTAAGAATACTGTGGATCCTGAAACAGGTCAGACTGAATATGATTTAAGGCTAGACGATTTATTCAAAAATAGGTTAGTAGGATATTTTTCTGAATCTGATTCAGCGACACCAATTGAAAAGGGCCTAGAAATTGAAGATAAGACATCAGAGTTCAATGGGTCTGGGTCTAAATATAGGGAAACAGATGATATCCGAGGAGCATTTGACGATATTGTAAATATGGTGGCTGATATATTCAATATCCCTAGAGGACTTTTAAAGGGTGATACTGCAGATGTGGAAGCTATGACAGATAACTTTATTTCATTCTGCATAAATCCTATTGCAGGGCAGTTGGAAGATGAAATCAACAGAAAACTATATGGGAAGAAATCATACTTAGAAGGGACTAAGATGATAATCAAGACATCTTCAATTAAATCTTATGACCTAACCAAGATAGCTGCAAGTGTAGAGGCCCTATATAGAATAAGGACCTTAAACACTAATGAAGTAAGAAGGCTATTGAAATATGAAGAGATAGGAGAAGATTGGGCCAATGAATATATGGAGACAAAGAACTATCAACCAGTTAATCAGAAAGGGGGTGAGATAGATGGAGAATAAGGTAATTAAAGCAAGATGTGAGTTGGTCGACAATAACGGACTAAAGGAGTTAGTATTGTATGGGCCGGTGGTAAATGGTAAGGCATGGTATCTTGACTCAGATGAGTATATTTGCCCTCAAAATGTAATAGCAGCATTAAAGGAAGCTGATGGTGAAGATATCCTTGTTAGGATAAACACCAATGGCGGTGATGTGTTTGCAGGAATAAGCATTTACAATATTCTAAAAGACTACAAAGGCAAGGTCACAGTCAAAGTAGATGGAATGGCTGCGAGTGCAGGTTCTGTGATAGCCATGGCAGGTGATAAGGTATTGATGGGTGCTGGGGCAATGCTAATGATCCATAATGCATGGACTTTTGCAGCAGGGAATGCAGACGAGTTAAGGAAGGTTGCAGATGACCTAGATAAGATATCAGATAGTATATCTAATATTTACATGACAAGATTTTCAGGGACAATCGAAGAACTAAAAGCACTACTTAACGCTGAAAGCTATTTGACTGCAGAAGAGTCAATAGCCCTTGGCTTGGCTGATGAAGAAATCGAGGAAGAACCGGCAGAACCGACAGAACCAAAGGAACCGGAAGAAGACCCTGAAGAAATCAAAAACTCAATAATTGGCAAGTATATTGCCATGCGAAAAGAATCCGACAAAACACAGAATAAGGGTTCTTTTTATATGAATAAATTTAGATAAGAAAGAGAGGATATTATAATATGGCTTTACTAAACAAAGATAATGAAACGAATATACAGGCGCTAGCACTAGATCTAGCTAGGGCAGAAAATGAAGAGGCGTTTGCAAAGGCGCAGGTTGCCCTTGCTGCACAGATTGAACAGGATATAATAGCGCAGGCAAAGCAGGCTGCAACAGATGATTTATCAGATTCAAGAGTCCTTGAATCAAGAGGACTAAGAGCCTTGACAAGTCACGAAAAGAAATACTATGCACAGGTCCTATCTACTGGTGGATTTAAGGGGATAGAAGAATTAATGCCTATCACAATAATAGATAGAATATTCAAGGATATTGAGGCAGAACATCCACTTCTACAGAAGATTCAGTTTGTAAACACTACTGGAATAACTAAGTGGCTTGCTAGAAAGTCAGATGCAGAAGGAGCTGTTTGGGGTAAGCTTGGAACTGAAATCAAGAAGAAGCTAGACAACTCATTTACTGTAGTAAATACTACTCTTAATAAGCTAACTGCATTTATCCCAGTATCTAAGGATATATTAGTTCTTGGTGATTTGTGGATAGATAAATTTGTTAGAGTACTACTAGCTGAATCAATAGCTATAGGTCTAGAAAAGGCAATAATTGAAGGTAACGGAGTAGATTGCCCAGTTGGTATGCTAAAGGATATCACGCAGGCGAAGTCAGCTACTACTGGATATCCTGATAAGGCAGCAGTCGCACTTAATGATCTAAAGCCAGCTACACTTGGTAAGAATGTAATGAAGCCACTTGTAGATAAGAAGGTTAAGACTGTTAACAATGTATTGTTGATTTGCAATCCTGGTGACTATTGGGAAAAAATATTCCCACAGACTACAGTGTTAAGTGCTGCAGGTCAGTATGTGTTCAATGTGCTACCAATAAATGCAGAAGTATGCCAGTCAGCATTTGTTCCTGAAGGCAAGCTTATAGCGTGTATTCCTGATGATTACTTCCTTGGCATAGGATTTAATGGTCCTGTAGTATATTCAGATGAATATCAGTTCTTAGAAGATGAAAGAGTATACGCACAGAAGTTATTAGGTCATGGTCAGCCAATTGAACCTACGTCATTCTTAGTATTCAATATTGCTGCAATGGCTATTCCAAGCGTATAAGATTTTATAAGTATGATGGCCGGTGTTAATCACTGGCCTTTATAAGTAAAGGGGGACAGGTTATGGCATCAAAAAAGGTTAAGGCACCAGAAGAGGTTAATGCATCAGAAGAGGTTAATGCATCAGAAGAGGTTAAGGCACCAGAAGAGGTTAATGCATCAGAAGAGGTTAGGGCAAGAGTCTTATTTGATTTTGAGGACTTACAAGATAATGTAATAAGACATAGTGGAGATATATTTTCAGTAACAAGAACTAGGTTTAATGAAATAAACAAAAAGACCCAGGAAATGTTTAACACAGACTATGTGGAAGAAGTGCTTGAAGAGAAGTAGGTGATAGCATGACGCTACTAGAAGAAGTGAAAGCAAGGCTTGATGTTACTTGGGAATATGACGATCCTAAAATTAATACAATGATTTTGGAAGGTCAAGACTTCATCAAATCAAGGGTTGGCAAGACTAACTTTGATACTGAGATATCAGCAAGAAAGCTATTAAAAGAATATTGCTTTTACGCCTGGAATGGAGCTAGTTATTCGTTCGAGGATGACTTTAAGAGTGATATTTTAAATCTGCAGATTAAGCACAGTTTGGGGGACTAACAAATGAAACCTAACAAGAGAACATCTGAAGAATTAAATAGCGGACTACTTGAATATGGAGTTAAGAAAACAGTCAGAGATGAGAAGAAGGCAGTCATAGGCAATAGATTTGTAAGATTAGGTTTTTTGAAATATAAAACTAAGTATTTCAAGCATGAAGATTTTACAAATTACTTTGGGATTGAGTCAAGGGTAGACCTTAAAATCAAAGTCTACAAGGTAAAGGACTTAGAAATGACCCAGCTGATAAGAATTGACAATGCCTACTTCGATATCGTTAAAATGGATGACGATCTAACAGGTCGATTTACATATTTATATTTACAGAAAAGGGGTGGTCTAGATGATTAAAAATCTACAGGGGCTACTTGACCAATTAGAGGCAATAGCACCAGTATTTGCCACCGACATAAGAAAAGACGAGGTCAAGGAGAATAAATCGTTCTTTATTTATGATGATGATGGCGACATCAAAAAGCCTGACACGTCAACAAATCAATATCAGCAAGAATTTTATTTATATTTTGTAACCAGGGAAAAAATGGACCTGGATAAATTTAAAATAATAGAAATGTGTGACGATCACAGACTATTATTTAATTCTTGTGAAACACAGGTTGGAAAGATAGAAGACTTAGATGTAGAGGCTAGCATGACAACTTTTACATTTATTCACGTTCACAGGATGTGTAGAGGGTAGCCTATGAGCAGGATATCCTTCATATTAAAGCCCGAACAAAGTGAGAAGATAGCCGAGGCCCTAAAAAAGACAAGTTCAACTCTTGAAAGCAAGCTAAATGAATATTTGCACACAAAAGGTGGCCAACATGCCATTCAGGGAATAATAGGTTTTATTCCAAAATCCAATAGGCAAAAAAAACACGCAAAAGATAGCAACCCACTTAAATTTGACAAGTTAAATTTGGGGTTTAAAGTATATGCAAGAGGTGGGGCAGCAAATAAAAAAGGAAGTTTTGGGTACTTGGTATTCCCAGATGAAGGGCGAGGATCACACAATTTTATAGCACAAGAATTTTTTAGACGAGGTTTGGAATCAAAAGAGGATAAATTATTCAATGATGTAATTAAAATCATTGATGAAAATATTTAATTTAAAGATAGGAGATGAAAAAATGGGAGCAACGCAGAGAGATAGCCAGTTTTCATATTTTAAAGTTACAAATGCCCACATATTGTTTGAGGGTGAAACTGCATCAAAGAAGTTAGGCTGCACTGGTGAGTTAGAAGTCGAATCCGAAATCAAAACAATTGTTAAGAAGTGCGAGGGAGTCGACAAGGAAAAGAGGGCCAAGGTGGTTGGTCAGAAGCTAAAGTTTGTAGGTCACATTGAAAGAGATGTCCTAAATAAGATATTTGGCATAGACACAACAGGATTTAAGCCTGGTGTATACACATATGGTGATAGTTCACTTGGTAAAGTAGGGTGCTTGACATTTTCAGCATACGACCTAATGGAAACAGATGAAGAGCTTCTTGCTTGGCCAAAGGCTGCAGTTACATCAGGACTAACACTGTCTATCAAGAATGGTGAGGAAGAAGTGGCAGAGATAGAACTTGAATTTTCAATAACTGCTGATGAAATGGGCAAGTTTATGTACAGAGGCTTCAAATCTGAACTGGGTCAGTTGGCTGATACATGGCATTCAAAGTTTGACGCAAGCAAGCTAAAGGCATAAACGAATTAAAATATTAAAAAAGGGGGTCAATATGGCACTTACATCAATCAAATTAACTGAGGGTGGCGAATTTAAAATAAATACACACCTAACACTTGGAGCATTAAGGAATGCACAGATAAAGGGTCTACTTAACAAGGACTTTATATCAGGGATAATCAAGACAAGCATGGGAAATGAAATAGGATTTGATTCATTGTCAATGGACGATATCCTGCTTATGGATCTTGCTTATATTTGCTACACGATGGAAAATAAAAACCCACTAAGTATTGATGAATTCCTAGAAGTGGCAGACCTTAACTTCCAAGACTTAACTGAGATATATACAGAAGTGTTAACAAATTTAATAACAAGACCAGGGAAGATGCCTGGTGATTTTAAAAAGGCCACACCAAAGCAGGCTTCAAATGGTAAGAAAAAAAAACACCGACGCTAGATCCTAGCAATGTTGAGGAGTTCTTCTCATTATTTGCCTTTTATTTTGGCTTAGGTCAGGATATATGGGAAATCCCTATATCCATGTTAATGTCTATAGCGGTGAATAAAATTGCCATAGACAATTACTTAAACAGTAGCATAGATTAGCCCCATATTTTTGGGGCTTTTTTTATTGAAAAAATTTTAAAGAAAGGGGGAATAACATGGCTAAAAAAACAAGCAGAGAGGTCAATATAGAATATAAGCTGATTAATAGTCAGTTCAACGCTTCTATTAAGGGCATTCAGAGTGAAATCACAAACCTAACAAAGTCATTTAAGCTACAGTCAGAGCAGATGAAATTGACAGGGTCAGAGTCTGAAAAGCTAGGTGCTACCCTAGACCATTTAAAGCAGAAGCAGGCCTTACAGAAGGAAAAGACTGAGGAAATCAAGAAGGCCCTAGAAAATGCCAAGAAGACCATGGGCGAGAATTCCACAGAGGCTAAGAAGTGGGCCAGTCAGCTTATGGACTCACAAAAGGCAGAAGCTACCCTTGGTAATCAGATAAGCATAACTAATCAGAAGCTAGCTGAAGCACAGAAGGCTGAAAGTGCAGCTGCTAAGGCGAGCCAGGAAAGAAAAGAAAAGCTAAGGGAACTTGCTTCTGAACAGGACAAGGTCACATCTAAGATGGATGCATTAACTGCAAAATATAATGCACAGGTCACGGCACTAGGTAACAATGCAAGTGAATCTGATAAGCTTAAAGTAAGGCAGACCTATTTAAAAGAGGCTATGGCAACTACCAAGCAAGAGGTCAAGGGACTTGAAGAAAGTCTAAAAGTAGCCAAACAAGAATTTGGTGCAAACTCCGTTGAAGTAAATAAGCTTGAAAAAGAACTAGCAGAAGCTACTGCCAAGGCCAAGGAGTTTGAGAATGAATACTCAAATGTCGGAAGCACAGCCAAGAGGGTGTCGGACAAGCTATCAAATACAGGCAAGACTATTTCAAATATAGGCGATTCATATTCTAAAAGGGTATCATTGCCACTATTGGCAGGAATAGGGGCCACTGTTAAAGTTGCTAGTGATTTAGAAACTGCATTTACTGGAGTAAGAAAGACAGTAGATGAAGTCAGGGACAAGAATGGCAATCTAGTCATTTCCTATAAAGACCTTGAAAATGGAATAATTGAAATGTCTAAGACCATGCCGACATCTGCAGTTGAAATAGCGGGAGTAGTAGAGGCGGCCGGTCAGTTAGGTGTTAAGGCTAATGATGTCTTATCATTTTCAAAGACAATGGTGCAAATGGGTGAAGCTACAAACCTAAGTGCAACTGATGCAGCTACATCAATAGCAAGATTTACAAATATCATGGGTGGGTCACTTGGTCAGGTAGATAGACTTGGGTCATCTATAGTATACCTAGGTAATAACTACGCAACTACTGAATCCGAGATTACTGCAATGGCTATGAGGCTAGCAGGTTCAGGACATCAGATAGGATTGACCCAACAGAATGTACTTGCCCTAGCTACTGCAATGAGTTCATTGGGAATTGAAGCTGATGCAGGTGGATCCTCAATGTCTAAGGTTATGACCAAAATGCAAAATGCAGTAATGGGACCACAAGAAGCCTTTAAAGCATTTCAAAATGAATTAAGTAGAGTTGGTGTAACATATCAAGATGTAAGAGCAGCTATTGAAAAGGGCGGCGAAACGCTAGAGGAGATGGCCAATAAAACAGGCTACACCCAAAGTGCATTGAAAGATATGGTCAAAGAATTTGATGAAGGACAATCTAAAATTGATTTATTCGCAAAAGTAGCAGGAATGTCATCCGAGCAGTTCGCTAAGACATTTAAGGAAAAGCCAATCGAAGCAATCAATGCATTTGTAAAAGGCTTGGGAGAAATGAGCAAGCGAGGGGAAAATGTCAATACCGTTCTAAGTGATTTGGGAATCACCGAACTAAGAGAAACTGATACACTTAAAAGGTTGTCAGGGGGTCAAGATATCCTATCAAATGCTATCAAGGATGCAAATAAGGCTTGGGACGAAAATAATGCCTTGACGAATGAAGCACAGAAAAGAAATGATACCTTCGCGGGTAAGATGGGCATGCTGAAGAATGAAATAATAGCATTTATGAATGATGCAGGAAAGCCAATAGCTGATGCACTAAAGACCATGTTTGAACACTTAAAGCCAGTTTTGGAAGCAATAGGGAGACTAGCTAAGAAGTTCAACGAGGCTAGCCCTGAAACACAGAAGATGGTAATGGCAATAGGTTTAGTAGTAATAGCAATTGGTCCAGTCTTATCCATTGTTGGCCGGCTACTATCAGTATTTGTGACCCTGTCAGGAGCCTGGGCAACTGCATTTGCAGGAGCAGAAGCAGCGACACCTGCAGTTAAGGGCCTGTCTATGGTCTTAAAAGGTATAAGCAAGATTGCAGGCCCTATTCTTACAGTATTTAAAGGCTTATTCTCAGGCCTTGCAGGAGTATTCGCAAGGTTACTTCCAATGGTAGCTGGAGCATTCCAGGCAATAGGTGCATTTATAATCGCAAATCCAATAGCCCTTGCAGTTGCTGCTGCAGTTGCCGCCCTAATATTCATTTGGGTAAAGTGGGGAGACGATATTAAAGCCTTCTTTAAGAAACACTGGGAAGAAACTAAGCAGATATTTCTTGAAGGTTGGAATGCTGTCACTGAAGGTATAACAAACGCTTGGAATGGCTTTATTGAAGGTGCTAAGACACTTTGGGAAAACTTCAAGTTAGTATTCAAGTTCCTATGGGACCATATCAAGGAAATATTCATGATAAGTTGGGAAGCTATCACATCACCAATAACACTTGCTATGAAATTATTCATAGGTGTAATTAAGACCATATGGGAGCCTATGACTCAATTCTTTTCACAGACTTGGGGCAAAATAAAAGACAGTGCGACAAATACATGGAATGCAACAACAAGCTTCTTGCAAAATACATGGACCAATTTGAAGACTAAGGCTTCTGAAACATTTACAAATATGAAGACCTTCTTGGGTGTTACATGGGATTTTATCAAAAATACAACAAGTAGCACTTGGAGTGATATCAAGACCAACTTGGGACAGCACTGGGACAATATCAGAAGCAATGCATCTAGTAAATTTGAATCTATCAGGCAGACTATTTCAACTGCATGGGGAAATATTAAGACTATTTCAGGAGCAGTTTGGGATACAATTAAACAGTCAATTAGTGGTAAGATGGATGGCATCAAGAACCACATAAGAGGAGCCATAGATTCAATAACAGGCTTCTTTAGAAATTGTAGGCTTGAGCTTCCGCACATAAGACTCCCACACTTTAATATTAGTGGTAGTTTCTCACTTAATCCACCAAGCATACCTCATATATCAGTTGATTGGTATAAAACGGGTGGTATAGCCACAGGCCCAAGTATAGTTGGTATAGGTGAAGCAGGAAAAGAGGCCGTTGTTCCACTTGAAGGCCGATATATGATGCCATTTGCACAGGCTATTGTAGATAGGATGAAATTTGATAGTAGTAACAATGGAACAATAAATGTAATTTTAAATCAGGATATCAAGGAAACTGCAGACTTTAGGCAGGGCATGGATATCATTGACCATGAACTAAAGAGGCGAGGATATAAGTTGAGTTACGGAAGGGGGGCAATCTAAAATGCAGAAGTTAATAGTTGAAGTTAATGAGGAAATGATAGACCTATCTAAGCTAGGATTTTGCATAAAGGAAAGGCCCTCAATTCCAACATCTGAAAGGGTGATAGAAACAATAGATATCCCAGGACGTGATGGGGATTTACACGTTGAAAAGGGATATAAGGATATTGATATCACAGTTGAACTTAACTTCATGGATGACCATCTAAAGGATAGAATAAGGGTGGTCAAGGAAATATTGCTTGACTGTGACAAGATTATATTTTCAGACGATCAGGAGTTCTGCTACATGGTAAATTTCACCAAGATAGGAGATATTGAGAATGAGGTAGACTTCTATGGATCCTTTGAAGTCACATTTAACTGTAAGCCTTTTAGCTATAAGCTATCCACTTTTAAATTTGTATCGGCAATTGATTCATTTAGGGTAGATGGGTATAAGTCAGCCCCACTATTTAAAATCACAAATTCACAGGGGGATTGTTATTTTATATTAGACAATGATAACAGTAAGAAAATTGGAGTAAACATAAGGGCATCTGTGGTTTATGTCGACTGTGAAAATATGACCTGCAGAAGTGATGATGGCATTAATCTGCTTGAATATATGGTAGGAGACTTCATTGAACTTGATAGGGGTATTCACAGAATCACTGCATATGGTGGAATGTCTAAGGTTGAAGTTATGACAAGAGAGGGGTGGAGATAGTGATTAGAGTTTACAGGTCAAATGAAATTAATTTCAAAAGAAATGGGGTTCAGGTCCTTGATAAGCTAATATCTAATCCAGTAGTATCCGAGGAAATCAATGGTATATATCAGCTTGAATTTTCAATCCCTATCAAGGATTCAGATTATATCGAAATGGAAAATATTGTTGTGGCACCCACTCCAACAAATGATGACCAGGCATTCAGGATATCGCATATAAGAAAAAGCAATGGAATGTACCACGTAACATGCTATCATATATTCTATGATCTTAATCATAATTTAATAGAGGATATAAATATCGTAAATTTAGGGGCGAGTGCAGCTCTTGAAAAAATAGACAAGGGATGTGTTAATGCACATCCTTTTAAAATCTATACAGATATTTCAAATAAGGTGGCCAGTAGTCGAATAGTTAGATATAACCCAGTCAGAGCAATGCTAGGAAGTGATGATAATTCATTCATTAATAGGTGGGGTGGAGAAATTGAAAGAAATAACTTCAATATCACTTTTAGAAAACGACTGGGGATTGATAGTTCAGTTCAAATTCGATACAAGAAGAATTTAATAGGCTATGAAGCCGATATTGACTACACACAGATTACTACCAAAATAATGCCTAAGGCAGCCGATGGTGTCCTGCTTCCTGAAAGATATATAACATCACCTAAAGTTAGTCAATATCACAATACTAAAATCAAGGTAATTGAATATAGTGACATTAAGATTAGGGATGTAGGGTCAAGTGACACAGAAGGAATGACCAAGGAAGAAGCCTACACTGAAATGCGAAGAAGAGCCTGGGCAGAATTTAGTGACAACCACATAGACGAGCCTAGGGCAAATTACAAGGTCAGCTTTATAGACTTAGAAAAGACTAAGGAATATAAGCATATCAAGAAGCTTGAGAATATCAATATAGGAGATACTCTAAAAGTAATACATCCTGAAGAAAAGGTCAGTATTACAGCTAGAATGATAAGCTATAAATATGACCCTGTTAGCATGAAATATATTGAAGTAGAGCTAGGAAATATTTCTGAATCATTCACATCAATTACATCAGAACTAAGGCGAATTAATGACAAAATCGATACTGATGTAATGAGTGCGGTTGATGACTCCAAAAAGTTGGCAACTAAAATGTTAAAAGAAGGATTTGGGGGACATGTTAAAATCATGCCCGACAAGATCCTGATAATGGACACAGACAATGAGAACACCGCTAAAAAAATATGGATGTGGAATAAGAATGGCTTAGGGTTTTCCAACACAGGAATCAATGGTCCATATGGACTTGCAATGACTAAAGACGGGTCAATAGTTGCAGACTATATCACATCAGGAAAGTTAAATGCTAATGTAATCAGGGCAGGGCAAATTGTTGGAAAGAACTTTAATTTAGACTTAGACAGTGGACTAGCCAAGTTCGGTGCAAATTCAATAACCAAGGACAGCCTAAGCCAAGAGTTAAAAAACGAATTAAAAGGCAAAGATGGACGAGATGGAACAGATGCCACATTGTATGAATGGTTAAGGGACTGGAATGGCACCTACACACAAGTAGACGGCCGTAAAGTCATATCACCTAATATATTTGCTGGTAATAGAGATGGCGGTGTTTTCTTTAACGAAAATGGATTGTACGTAAAAAAAGGGGGTACAACAACCGCCTGGATAAGCAGGGATGGTTCAGGCTTTTTCGGTAACTCAAGCGATAATATAAGTTGGGATAGCAGTGGCAATATTAGGCTTCCTAAGATAACCACAGATGCAATATATCCCGGAAATAGCGAACGTATAATTTTAGAGCGTGGATTAGCACCTGGAGCAAATGACGCCAAGTCTATTGATGCAACTGGAAATGCAATAAGATTAAAATATAGTGCCTATGCATATTTGAGTGTAAGTAATACTGGGATAAGTGGATATCGAGCAGGCGAACGTAAATTCGCTACAGCAGGGCAATATGACGGTATATCTGTAGCAAGTGGGACTGTGATGAATCTTGATAGTTCAGATACTCTAATGTCAGTTAATTCAGAAGCATTTTGGGCTAGAGCAAGCGGTGCACAAGTAATCTTAGCCACAAGAGAAGGTGTATATTCTACCACTGCACAATTAAGTTCAGATGTTAAACTAAAAGAAAATCTATGCAAAATTAATGATGATAAAATCATACGCAAGAATGATGATGTGAAATTTGATAATTTGACTGGTGAGGATGTTTTTGACTTTTTAAAAAACACCTCACTTTTTAATTACAATTTTAAGGGTCAAAATAAGCCTAAGTTTTCAATTGTGGCACAGCTTATTAAAGATCCTATAAGAAGTGTAATAGTAGGCTACAACAAGATAAATAAGACCTATGCAATAGATGTATACAATTATACATCTATTTTACATGCAGGCATGCAAGAAGAGATTAAGAAAAGAGAAATGTTGGAAGCTAGGGTCACGTCCTTAGAGTCTGATATAGATATTTTAAGAAAAGAGTTAGAAACTCTTAAAAGTATGTTGTCTACCAGTAAGTAGGCAGAAAGGGGCAATATTATGGCACTTAGAGACATAGGAAAAGCAAAGTATAAAATAACTATGAAAGATGGATATATTGAGGATTGCTATGCGACTCAATATGACACTGCAAGGGTGTTTGAATTCCAGGTATTTAATGACTCTCAAATAATGAGCCTATCAGGGATAACAATTAAAATGATGGTAGAGCAAGGCACTAAGGTGGTGTTTGCCACTGGGTCAGTAGTTAATGCAGACCAGGGAATATTCCAAGTAGTCTTAAATTCTGAAATGCTTGAAAACGACTCAATACACTATGCACAGATTGAGATGTCAAATGGTAGTGAGTCTATCCAGTCGCCGCCTTTTAAAATCAAGATAGGCAAATCAATTAAGACTGGGGCAAAGGCAGGAGTCAACATAGTAGTTGATTATGCCAAAGTAAAGCAATATATAGATGAGATTACTCACCTTAGGCTGCACACAGACGAATTAAAAGGCCCAAAAGGTGATAAGCCAGTAATTACTATAAATGATAAGGGCAATTGGGTCATTGACAATGTAGACACAGGCAAAAGGGCAATTGGTCAAGATGGTAAGATGTCATTTGAAGAGTTATCACAGGAGCAGAAAGCAAGCCTTAAAGGTGCTAAGGGCGACAAGGGAGATACTGGACTAACAGGCCCTAAGGGCGATAAGCCAGTAATCACAATTCAAAATGGTAATTGGTACGTTGACGGAGTAGACACAAGACAAAAGGCCAAGGGTGAAGATGGTCAAGTAACATTTGAAGCACTTACACCAACACAGAAGGCGAGCCTTAAAGGTGATAAGGGTGACACTGGGGCAAATGGTCAGCCAGGTGCTAAGGGTGATAAAGGTGAACAGGGTCTACCTGGTGAAGTAAGAGTCTTGACTCAAGCAGAGTACAATGCACTTACAATAGCACCTACAGATAGGACATTTTATTTGATTAGGAAAGAGGTGTAATTTATGGCTACTTTAAATTTGAATACTGAGAAAATAGATAAGCTATATATCGGCGGTCAGCTAGTAGTTGAGTCTGGAGGTGCAAGTTCAGGAAGTTGGAACGTTGGAGATGTGATTCCTGGGTCAAAAATCAATAAAATTTATTCATTTTCAAACGAATTTAAAAGAGCATGGCAGAAACAAAATAATAGTGTTCCCTCTGTTATCTCAGTTGATTCTGAAGGAAATATAATATTTGGTGAAAATAAAGAAAATCCCAATGTTGTAAAATTAAATAATTTGGGAGATGAAGTATGGAGATTCTCCGGCCACAGTAAAATGATAGAATCTGTTGTTGTAGATAAAGAGGATAATATATATAGCGCCTCTGATGATGGAACTTTAAGAAAAATAAGCAAGGATGGGCAAGAGGTTTGGAATTTTACCGGGCACACTAGGGAAATATCACGTGTTGTAATTGACACAGATGACAATATTTATACTGGTTCTTTTGATAAAACCTTAAGAAAAATAAGTAAAGATGGTCAAGAAATATGGAAGCTTACAGGACATACAGATATTGTAACTAAATTAGCCATTGATTCTGAAAATAACATCTATAGCTTTTCAAATGACAATTACATTAGAAAAATAAGTAAAGATGGTCAAGAAATATGGAAAAGAAACCCCGGGGGATATGTTTTAGGAATTAATGTAGATGGTGACGGAAACTTAATTATTACAAATACCGATAATATGGTAGTAAAATTTATGCAAGATGGTAGAAGAGTATGGACAAATAGTACAAGGGATATGATGACCTCAATTTGTATTGACTCAAACAATGATATTTATGTAGGAGGATTTAACGGTAATATAATTAAATACAGCAAAGATGGTACAAAGTTATCAACTTTTTTAAATGGATCGCAAAATATCACATCAATGCATATAGACCACGAAGGAAATTTATACACTGGGGACTATGGGTATCAGGTTAAAAAAATATCTCCAAAGTCTAAAAAGCTACTGGGATATAAAATTCTAAGGAACAAGGAGGAAGCATAAAATGACAGCAACATATGTATTTGATTTTTTTAGGACTTGCACAAGCACACAGGAGTGCAGAGTGCTTTTTGTATTAGCGTTAATTGCTATTGCCATGGTAGTTGATTTTATCACTGGCACAATAGCAGCCTTTGTAAATCCGAATATTGATTTCAAATCGAAGGCAGGAATTAATGGTATTTTAAGGAAGATATCCAGTATGATAGTTTTGATAGTATTCCTTCCAATCAGCACATTACTGCCTAATGGTACAGACATGGCATTGATATATACACTATATCTAGGATATTTATTTTTTGAAGTTAAATCTATAATAGAGAATTTGGGCAAAAATGGCACAGATACAACTTTGTTTAAGGATATACTAAGCAAGATGTCAGGCAGTAATTTTGGCAAGTCAGAAGATAAATAAATTTTAATCTAGTGGGTGGTCTATGTGGCCACCCTATATATTTTAGAAAGTGAGGCAAGATATGAGAATATTCTTAAGTGTGGGACACTCAATTTTAAAAGGTGGTGTGTGCACTAGTGCAAGTGGATATACCCACGAATATAGGTATAATAAGGAGCTTGCACCTTATGTTAAAAGAGTGCTAGAATCACTAGGGCATAAGTGTGATGTGATAGTTTGCCCCGAGGGAGTATTTCCAAGTAAAAGAAGTGAATATAGCTATAAAATTCCTAAAGCAAATTCAGGAAAATATGACCTTGTTTGCGAACTGCATTTAAATGCTGCAGATGGAGCAGGACATGGTGTAGAAGTTTTTCACTACCCTGGAGATAAAAAGGGCTATAGTATAGCCAATCAGATATGCAAGAACATCAGTAGCTTAGGTTTTACCAATCGTGACCCAATAACTGGGCAGCTATATATGATTAATGACACTAAACCAACCGCCGTGCTTGTAGAGTCTTTCTTTTGTGATAATAAAAAGGATTCAGAGCTGGCTAAGAAGTTAGGATTTGAGAAGATGGCCCAGGCAATAGCTTATGGCCTTGCAGGTAAAGCCCCTGATAGCAGCATAGAAGAAGTTGAGCAAACTACTCAAAAGGTAGTCCCTAAGTCAGGATGGACTGAAGAAAATGGCAAGTGGTACTACTATGACAAGGGTAGGAAAAGAACTGGCTGGCTAAAGTCAGGATCTAAGTGGTTTTACTTAAAGCCTGATAAAAATGGTGAGATGGCTACAGGTTGGCTAAAGTACAATAACAATTGGTTCTATTTCAATGCCAAGGGCTATATGCTTACTGGCAAGCAGACCATAGATGGCAAGACATATGAATTTGATAGTAAGGGCTACTGGTTAAAGTAGGCAGTAAAATAGGGGGTCTAGATGCCCCCTATTTTTTTAGTTCTTCTTCTCTTTGAGATATTAGCTTTTTTAATTCGTCAAGGTCCTCTTGGTTAGAATGCTTATTAACAAAGAGCCTAGCTGTTCTTTTATAACTACCAATCTTTGCCTTTTCCTTGTTTTTTTGCTCCCAATTTCTAGATGCCTTGATTTGTGCGTCCGATGTCTTCCCCTCCATTATTTCCTCCTGTTTACGAGATAATCACAGATAAAGGCTATCATGAAAAACATGCCCGATATAATTGATAGCACTTCATGCGACTTGAGATATACTATAAATGATAGTATGGATACAATTAATAATAGTAATTTTCTCATTTAACTTATATGTTGAGTATGGTATAATATTTGTAAGTAAGAGGGCTTTCGCCCTCGAACTTACGTGTGAGTTACTATTTAAATAATGATATCAAGCCTACGATTGCGCCAACAATTGTTGCTATGGTAGATATTATTTGGAGTAACTCACTTCTTTTTTCCTTTCTATTACCCTGCCTACTCAACTTTGCACCTCCTTTCTATATTTATATTATAACGCATACGTTATATATTGTCAAGAAGTTTTGTAAACTTTTTAAAAAAAAGATACTTTTTTCTAGATATGTACTCGCCTAAATCCATGTGGTATAATTAAATAAAGAACATATGTTCTTTAGATGACGAAGGGAGACTACTATGGAAAATATTTTTAATTATAAATTGAGAAAGGGTGACTGCCTGGAGCTGATGAAAGAAATAGAAGGCGATACTATAGATATGATATTGGCCGACTTGCCTTATGGAACTACAGCCTGTAAGTGGGACAGCATCATAAATTTGGATGCCTTATGGAAAGAGTACAATCGAATTTTAAAGCCTGGTGGGGTAATCGTCTTATTTTCAGCACAGCCATTTACAACTAAGCTTATAAACTCTAATATAAAAGATTATAAATACTCTTGGTATTGGGTCAAGAATAACGTCACAGGCTTTAGCTTTGCTAAATATCAACCTATGAGGAAAGTGGAGGACATCAATGTTTTTTATAAAAAACACCCACCATATAACCCTCAAGGGCTTAAAAAATTAGACACCCCTAAAAAGAAATTCAGGAAAAAATCCACAAGAGAGACTATATATGATGGTAAGGATATACTTTGTAAGGAATATTTACAAAAATATACTAATTATCCCAATAACATTTTGAATTTTAATAAGGAAAGCAAGTGCGTTCATCCAACTCAAAAGCCAGTGCAGCTACTTGAATATTTAATTAAAACTTACACAGATGAAGGCATGTTGGTATTAGATAATTGTATGGGGAGTGGGTCTACAGGTGTTGCATGTGGCAATTTAAATAGAAGATTTATAGGGATTGAATTAGAAGATAAGTACTTTGATATATCCAAAAAACGCATCACTCAAGCATACAAGAGAAGCCAAAGCTAG